TCTCAGCTCTGGAGCAAATACGAGGAGTTAAGCGACGCATGGGCGGAGGCTCACGGCGGGAAAGAGACACTTTTCACCGATGAAGCTCAGTCGCACCTATACGGGCAAGTGGCCGGTATTGCTCGCGCATTTAACATCACCCCGATGTACTGGAAAAAATACCGTAAGGGTCAGATGACGATCCGCATGGCATTTTCCGCTATTTCCCGAGTGATTAAAGATGAGTGGTGGGTTAACCAGCTCAAGGCACAGCGGATGCGCTGGCGCGAGGCGCTGCTCATCGCTGCCGGTGAAGTCAATAAAGACCGCTCTCCCTACGCCAGCAAAATAGCGATCCGCGATGTTCACGCGCGCCGCCTGGCTAATCTCGAATACCTCAAATCCTGCGAGCTGGAAAACAAAGTCACCGGCGAACGTATCGACCTCATCAGCAAGGTCATGGGGAGTATTTCTAACCCTGAAATACGTCGCATGGAGCTGATGAATACCATCGCCGGGATTGAGCGCTACGCGGCCAGCGCCGGTGATGTGGGGATGTTTATCACCCTGACCACACCCTCGAAATACCATCCGACCCGACAGGTCGGCAAAGGCGAAAGCAAAACAGTGCAGCTCAATCACGGCTGGAACGACACCGCATTTACGCCAAAAGACGGCCAGCGCTATCTCTGCCGAATCTGGAGCCTGATGCGTACCGCGTTCAAAGATAACGATTTAGAGGTTTACGGAATGCGAGTTGTCGAACCGCACCACGACGGCACGCCACACTGGCATATGATGCTGTTTTGCAAACCCGGTCAACGTAAAGACATCAACGAAATTATGCGCCGTTATGCCCTCAAAGAGGACGGACACGAAAAGGGTGCGGCAAAACAGCGCTTTGAGTCCCGTCATCTTAATCAGGGCGGCGCGGCAGGTTATATCGCTAAATACATTGCCAAAAATATCGACGGCTACGCGCTCGACGGCCAGCTCGACCACGACACCGGCAAGCCCCTGAAAGATACGGCCGCAGCCGTCACCGCATGGGCGTCTACATGGAGCATCCCGCAGTTTAAACCGATTGGCCTCCCGACGATGGGCGCTTACCGCGAACTGCGCAAGCTGCCGCGTGGGGTGAGTATCGCCAGCGAGTTTGACGACAGGGTAGAGGCCGCGCGAGCTGCTGCAGATGAGGGTGATTTTGAGCGGTACATCATCGCGCAGGGTGGGGCAAACATGCCGCGTGATGCTCAGGCCGTCAGAGTCGCCCGTAAGGTGACGGATGAGGTTAATGAGTACGAAGAAGATATCGAGAGGGTGGTCGGTATTTATGCCCCTCATCTCGGGGCGCACCGGGTCCATGTAACCCGTACAGCCGAATGGCGAATCGTTCCAAAGGTTTTGGCCGTTGAGCCTTTGACCTTAAAAAGCGGCTCTGCCGCGCCTCGGAGTCCTGTCAATAACTGTGGAAAGCTCACCGGCGGTGGGGATCCTGTTATGATCCCCACACCGTCTGAGCAAGCCGCAGCGGTGTTAAATCTAATTGAGCGTGGGGTTATCGGCTGGAATGAGCCGGACGTTGTGAAAGTGCTTAACGGGGCGTTAAAAGCTGGCGCACCGCGCAAACATCGGCAGCAAAGAAGCAATGCGCCGCTCAAAACTAGCGAGCAAGCGCCATCAGCCAGGATGACAAAGCCCGAAAGGGATCGCGTCGCAAAAATTCGTTTCGATTTAGCTCAGGAGGGCATTACCCCGGAACGGTGGGAACTCGACGCGCTGGCGCGTGGGGCAACGGTGATTTACGATGATAAAAGATATGTTTATTCACTTAAGGATGAATGGGGTCATATCATTTAGTTTAGTTTAGGGAAATAACATCTGGCCACCAGAATAGCGGCCAGACGTTGACACTATCTTGCAACCATCAGACAACTCTGGAGTAATTCAATCAAACCAGTTTCGCCTTTGGATTCAATGTGCGCCATTCCATTTCTAAACAACTTTAATTTACCCTGGTGTTCAGGATCGTGAATGGATGCTGTTAGCCTTTCTAATCGGGATTGTTTATCTCTAAGTTCATTTAAAAAATACTGTTTTAAATCATGTGAGCTATTTATTTGCATTTTAGCAAGAGCAAAGTCAGCAACTTTCACTTGTGATATGTCAAGCTGTGTTACTGTCAGTGATAAGTGCTTTGATAGTGCTTCAAACCAATCAAATGGACTTATATCAATTTCTTCTAAACTCACCCCTAAACCGATGTTTTTGACAATTGCTTGAGCAAAAGGTTTTAGGGTGCGAGGTGGGTTAGTTATGGATATTATAGGTAGAAAATTACTATCTATTGAAAAGATAGTATTCCGATAATCAATGCGCTCAACAGTAGTGATATCGCCGTGCAATGTTCCGAGTTTGTCTTCGGTTATTATTCTTTCAACAAAACGGCCTTGGCAAAGGTCATTTCTTATTTTTTCAAAAATAAATCCCTTCCCTTTGCTTTCGGTGTAAGGGTCTTTATTTAGCTTATCAATCGTTTCGGTTAAGGTGAAACGATTATTTAAAACAATCCATTTAACTTTTTTCATGAGTTATCACCTTATTACCAGTTACGATATTATAGGCGTTTAGAGCAGATAATTCAATTAGTTGACTTATTTGATGTTTCTCGATTTCTGACGCTGCACGAACTGTGACATTGTAATTATTGCCGCGCTGATTATTTATTCCCTTTATCTGATAGGAGAAATCATTACAGGCCTCAATGTTTTTGAAAAACGCTTCAACTAAAATTCGGTTTCCAATACCATTGGTTGGTTTTGCTGACCAAGCTATCCTGACAATGTAATAACCTTTGTTATGTAATTGAGAGAAAATCGCAGAGCTATTTACTGATTCGCCTTTAAGTACGGCTCGTTTCACGAATCCAGTTTCAATTTCTTCATCATCTTCGTCGCCTGCTTCGCTGGATGACTTATATCTGTTTAACTCTACATTTGTAACATCATCAATTTCGTACCCGGAAAGTCCGATCATCAACTCCTGAAAGAACTGACTTCTAAGAGTGGGGTTACTTACCGCCTCAAGCGAAATTTCAAATTTTTCAATGGGTTGTGATTGTATTTTCGAGAGTTCATTTTGCAACATAGTTGCTATGTCTTTGGCTTTCTGATTTTGTGGCATACGAATGTCAATGCCATCGTCACCTATTTTTAAATCAACCTTGAGGCTTCTATTATCTATCTGGCGCAACGCTGTACGAGATAAGTCTACGTCTTGATAATTTACTTCTACAGATAATGTTCCACCTTTTGTTGCGGAAATATTTACGGTCTCACCATTACCAGTTGTTAATTTTTTCTTTACTTGCTCAGCAGCTCTTTTCAACTCATCCTGAGTCGTTGTTGTTTGAAGTTTGATATTTGTAGTGCTTTCTCTTTTGTCATAGGTTTGCACAAGTTCTTTAATTGAAACGAGATCTTGGTAGCTATGAGGTAACCTACAAACATGTTCTATTAAATCTTCTTTAGATAATTCCTTAGATAAAATAATACCTTTCCGGAGAAGTATTTCATGTAGTAGTGTAGGTGTGATGCGTTTATGATGGAGTGCGTCATAAATATTTTTATCAGTGGCAAAGTAAATATTCATGTTTTTCATTAGCGCTGCTCCATGCCGATTGCTTCTAAACTGTAATTGACTACAACTGTAGCTACTTTATCATAACTAACTTTAGAAAAAAGACGGTCGTTTTCACCAACCAACCAATGTGAACTGTATTTTTGTTTAGCTTTATTAAAATGGTGTATGGCTTCGTCGTGAGGATTAATATGGCAATGTCTTACAGATATTTTTTTTGCGTCTGTTAAAATTTGATAGTTCGATAGCATGTCGAAAAAATAAACGAATTCATCAACGCTATTTCCGGCTTGATTGTAGTAAATTACGAATCCATCATCATGATTATCTCCATCCCACTCATAAGCATTGTGTTTGATAATGACATAGGGGGAGGAAAGCATTTCTATAGTGGCCGCTGTTTTTTCATTAAAAGGATGTTTGATTCTTGTTAGTGCAAGATCTGGGTAGTAATAATGAAATTGGTTGGGTTGAGGCAAGCCTCCGCTCCCTATGAGATTTTTAATATCAAATGCAATGTTGATTATGTCGGATATCTTATATGGGTCTAATATATGTAATTTAACGCTTGGTGAGCATTTAATCTCCTCGGGGTCTACCTTTTTCATGACTGATTCGTAAAAATCTTTATCGTATAGATGGTCGTGATTATATAAAAATAGCAACCCACGAACATTGAAGCCTAATGATTCATCTTTCACATAGCGGTTGCGCCATTGAGGACTGATATTGGCACACTCCGTGGCTAACGCAAGAGATGATATTGCCCCTTCTACAATACTCTTGGCAATAGAACCATTTGCATAGCTTTTCAAATCTGTATTCAAATAAACAACTTCTTCTTCATATGGATCGATGTAGTGGAACACAACATCGCTAGGGTGAGTCTTTTTGTCGTGCCCTTGTAACTCGCACTTCCAGTTCATGTCTTGACTATCCGCGCGTTGCCATTTGAAAACGCGAAAAATGTCTCGAGTGATTTTATTCGCGACATGCTGTATTGCTGATGTTTCTCCACCCATTTTAACATTCCTGTTAGTTGTTCAATAATCGCTGTAAGTAGTCATAAAAACCAAATAATTACAACATACTATGTCTGCATGTCTAGTGTGAATGAATTTGCATTTATAAATTTCAGTACTGGAACACATCTCAAGTCAGTCTTGGTGAGCTCTGAACAACGGAATGCACCTGCATTAAAAGCGACCCCTTAAGCGCGCAGGCGAGGCGGGGATAGCACTGCGCGCCAGACGGGGTGACAGTATTTATTTTGCGCGTCTGTGCGCGTCGTGGCTGCGCGCTGAGCGATGAGGTCGAATCGTAGGCGGTGGCGGGGTTGTGTCGCGTGTGCGGCGTCTGGCTTGCTCTGAGGATATGCCGCCCGGAGGCGGCATTTTGTGCGGGGTTAATCGGTCTCGATGTTGTAATCCTTAAAGCGGATCACCTCCATCCTGAGCCAGTCGTTTATCTCTTTGAAACGCTCCTGCAGCGGCGTCAGCTCGTTACGTACAAACACCCGCGCCACCTTCTCGATATCGCCCATCGAACCGATATTTTCAGGCTTGCCGCCCATAAGCTGGAACGGCACGCGGTGCGCATCGAGCAGGTCAGCGGCGCTCACCTTCTTGATGTTAAAAAAATCATCCTTCGTGGCGACTTCACTCAACGGCACGATCTTAATGCCATCCGGTTTCCCGTTCGGGGCGTAGAAAAACAGGTTTTTGAAATTCCCGAGCCCTTTCGAGTCGCGCATCGCGGAGCGCAGCGCCTCAACGTCGGTGCTGCTTTGCGCCGCGTCGGTCACATACATGATGTAACCCGCGTGCGCGCCGTTCTGGTAATACTTGCGACGAAACAGCGTGGCGGATTCGTTCAGCCAGGCGGAATTAAGCGCGCTAAGATATTCTGGCATCCCGTAGAGCTCCTGATTGATATCGGGCTCAAGCAGATGGCACACCGAACCGGGTGCGAACTGATGCGGGTGTGTATAGTCCGACACGTACCAGTAAACGTCACCCTCCACGCCACGGCGTGTGTATTTGGCCGGTGAGGTTTCAAGCTTCATGAGCTGGCCGGTCACGCTCATGCGCTTTTCAAGGTAGCCGTTGGCAAACACCAGATAATCGAGCACGAGGCGGCTAAAGTCCTGACGCGACAGCAACGGGTGCGGGATAAAGGTGCTGGTCAGAATGTTGCGTTTGACGTAAATCGGGGAGCTGTGGTGCACGGCGGCGCGCAGGCTTTTTGCCAGTCCCGAGAAGTTGACCGGCGGCTCGTACCATTTGCCGTTGTTGATGCATTCGACATAATCGAGGATGTCACGGCGATCCAGAACGGGGGAGGGCTCACCAAAGGTGAACGCCTCCATTTTCTGCGGTGCGCTGGCGGTCATGTTGGTCTGTTTTGGCTGTTTCTTTTGGCGTTTTTTCATCTTAGTTAATATCCAGAATGGAGCTTGATTGCATACCGCTACCGGCGGAAAGCGGCTCGTTTAACAGCGCGTGCATGGTCGCCCACGCGATATCCGCGTGGCTGGCCTCTTCACTGCGGCTGGCTTC